TTTCTTAAATTGTCAGAAAGTCTTTGGCCGGTTAATACCCTTTGCATTGCGCCCTGTACTCGTTCACCAAAAGAACCAGAAGCGGCAGCAGCAGCAAATTCGCTTTCTCTTACAACGGAGCCTGGGTCAAGCAATTTAATAAAACTATAAAGCAAAGACATATCACCGGCACCCGTTGAAGCAACGTTTTTTATTTTTTCGTGTGCGTCTTGAACAACTCTAAAATCTTTTGTCAGCGTGTTGTATTCATCTCGTAATGTGTTTTCATTTGCCCCTGTAGATTTAATTTTTTCTACCGCCGCTTGGTCTAACAATTTTTGAGGAATAGGACGGTTATTTAAAGATTGAGCAACAACTTGAGCACTTGCTGTATTGTTTCCTGCCGAGGCAGGTGCGCTAGTGGGTTGTGTAGCGGGTCGAGCCGTTCCTTGTGGGGCAATACGCGTGGGAGGTTGTACGGCAGGAGTTATTGCAGCATTAGGTTGTGCAACTGGTTGTTGATTGAACAAATTGAAAGTAGGCACATTCACTGGACTTCCAGTTCCGCCGCCAGCCTCATACTGTGTTTTTAATCCTTCATTTTTAAGATTAGCAAGTTGAATGCCAATTTTTGCTGATTCCGCTGGCGTAACTTGTCCCGTTTCTTTTCCTATATAGCCGCTTAGTACCTCTTGCACTTTGGGATTTTTCATCATGTCAGGAGTAAGCATCCCAAGTTGCTGCAAGGTGCCGACAAAACCAGTCATAGGCTGAATAAATCCTTCAACTGGAGGAGCATATGGGTCATATGGTTTTTGTACAGTTTGCCCAGTTGGGCCAACAGTAGTAGCCATTTCCTGCTTTCTGACAGGAACCAATACGCTGAAATCTTTTCCACCACCCGTAGCAAATAATTTGACGCTTGCAGGGGTATAGTCTTTTGGATCAACCTTTCCAAATGCTCCTTCAATTGGTTTTAGCATTTGCGTCAGCATTGCCCCACCAGCACCTTGAACCATCGGGTTGACTGAACTCATTGAAAGCTGCAACGCTTTAGCCATATCCGGCCCTTTGGCTGGCATGGCGGGTCTTCCTGGCCCTATCCCTTCGCCGCCTTGCGGTATTGGAATTTCGACTTGTGCGGGAGTCCCTTGCAATGCGCGGACAAAATCTTCTCCTTGTTGTGCGGATTGGGTTTTGTAATCTTCAGACAACCGACCTTTTTCCTCGGCAATGTCTCGTTGAGCCTTCCCGCCCATATACCCCTGCAACGCCTTGGTTAGCCCTGCAAGCGGAGATATGGGGGCTTCGATACCTGCGTAGCTAAATCTTTCCGTAGGCTGAAAAGACTGCTGTTGCATGATCTCTGCCATCTTCTGCCGACGAGCCAGCTCGTCGAGTTGCGTCTGGTACGGATTTGCAAGGTTGAAATTGACATCAGCCATTATTGCAACGCTCCATAATTAACCATCTTGAACCCGCTAGGATGCTCAATAACGGCTTCCGGCATGACCCGTTCAACTTCATCAGCCATTACGCCGCGTTGACGTTTTCCAAATATGTCATATTCGTATATTCCGATTCCAAGCGGATGCGTTCCAACGCGTTCAATGTTTGACTTCAGTCTGCGGTCAGAAAACATTCCTGCCATTCCTGCCGCTTGAGCACCCGCACCAAGAAGACCATACAACCCAGCATTCTGAGCGTTCACGTTAGCCGACTGAATACCATAATTCTGCATATTGGCTTGCCCTTGGGCTTGCGTCCCTGCCATGACCGGGGCAGGGGCTACGTTCTGCCCCTGATAGCCCTGAAACTGCGGCATCTGCAATTGACTACCACTCATCAACCCTGAAATCTCGTTCAGAGGTTGATTTCGCAACGCCAACTGTTGTTGAAGAGATTGCTGCTGCGCGGTATTACCAAACTGCCCACCTTGCAACGCCTGGTTGTAGCCTTGAGCATTTGCGCCAATATCCAGATTAAGACCTTGCAAAGCGGCTTGGGAGAGCAGGTCGTTGCGTTGTTGGTTCACATCCATCATTGCGTTTGAATAAGCCTCGCCGCCAGGGGCCAATCCTTGATTCGCAAGTCTCGTCCTCGTTGCGGCTTCTTGCCGTTCCAACTGCGGTTGCAACCTAGCCATGATTGCGGCTTGACCCGTCATCCCAGCATTGACCGGCATTCTCGCAATGCCGCTGGTATCCAACGATGTTTGGATGCCGGGGAGGTTGGGATTAAACCGCGTTCCAAGGACATTCCGCGCCGTTCCAATCCCTTGTTCGCCCAAGTTTGCAAGGCTAGTTTGTACCCGTTGTTGAGCCTCTAACGTTTGCTGCGCTTGCGGGGTAAGCGTTTGCGTGACCGTGGGCTGGTCGTTAGGCGTTGAGGTTGTGTACTGTTCACGCGTTGGCGCAATCGGAGCTACGCCGCCTTGCCCGTAAAGTGGTATGTCGCCACTCTCGCCGCCATAACCAATAATGCCGCCCCTTCCACCCGTTGCGTTGTACTGCTGCAACTGCTGGTTGTAGGATTGGTTGGCTTGATCGTAGGCCGATTGATTGAACTTAGGAGTCGCGTCCCCGTAAGTCACAACCTGCGAACCCAGAGGGCCGTAAATGTTTGGGTTAGACATCCTGCCGCTAATCCGAGCGGCATCGGCATTGGCGGCTCCTTGCGCGGTTGCAGCGGCAGCGTAATCAGGTGCCGGTGGTGCGGACGGTGAACTTTTTCCCATGTTTCTCTCCTAAAAACCTGCAATCATCTTTATGCAAGGTCAGGAAGACTATATCTCCTTCTGGCCTTCCATCCTTGATTCTGCCTTCCTCGGCAAAACCCATGTTTTTAACCATCTTCATGGATTTCTCGTTATCACTTCCAACCGGCACGATGATCTTGTCCACCATCGCCACGTTAAACGGATAATCAAATATCGCCGCTAAGTAAGCCGGAGTCATCCGGCCTTCTATCGCTATGTGGCACCAGATACTCTTATGATTCCAGTTCTCGTAAATCACGCCAGCAACAATTTCATCGTCCCGTTTTAAACCAATAGCCTGTGATCGTTCCGCAAAATACCCACCTTGGACGCGGCGAGCGACCCAATGGCCGATCTCTGCGCCTGTCGTTATATCCCAGCCCATCCGACCTGATAAACCACATCGGTTGATGCCCATTCAATTTCTAACCCAGCACTAGAACTTGTCAGCAGAACCGCGCCGCAGTAGCCTAAACCCGTCACTCCTTGCCAGTTGTTCGTGATCTGCAAACCAGAACCCCAATAGGCTACGTCCCAAGTCCCTACGTCCCACTTACCCACCGAGCTTGGAGTAAACGATAAAGGCGTTGCGTTGTTTTGAACGTCAAAATCTACGTTTATTCCAACGGAAATCGCAGGGGTTCCGTTGGTGAAAATGCTAGGACGCGCACGGGTAAAATACTTTTTTACGCCACGCGAACCGAGATAGTTAAACGCTTGCAGGGCGTTGGCAGAGATGTTCGTGCCGTTGTCGGAATAACTATCATCCCAACCTTCACCGACAAAGCCATTCCCGCCGAAATACGGATCATCGCCAAAGTTCTCCCAGACGTTAGCTTCCCATCCTGTAAATTGGCACCAAGACTTAGTAATCGTATTCATCGCGTATTGCTGTTGGAGAGAGCCGTCAGCAACGGGGACGTTGATCCATACCGCGGTATGTTTGGCGTTATAGAAAACCTGCCACCCAACGGAAGAATGATTTCCGCCGTAATCCGTAGTGGCTTGTGTAATTGCCCCTTGAATCTTGTTTGAGAGCGCAACCCTGGGATCAAGTCTTGACGATTGCAGACTTTCTGCCATTGGCATCAATCCATCATAGGTCAGGATCAGCAGATCGCCGCCCCACTTCAGCATAGCGCGTTTAGATATAGGGCTACCGAGCTTCCAGACTCCCGCTAACGCCCACGTAGCATCACTAGCAGGGTCAGTACCTCGATAAACAATAACCTCGCCATTGGACGTTATAAAGGCTAGGTTGTCATCCATACCGTAGCCAGCGTCAAGCGTCCAAGTATCTAGATCAACCAAATGCCCGCCGTTTTTAGCGATGGAACTGAGATCAAGAACCTGGGCTGCTCCGCCTACGGCAGAGGTCGGCAGATACCATGCTTTTAGCGTGTTTTTCTGGATAAACCAGACGCGATTTTTGAACAGCGTGACGTTATCAAGGGTCGTCGTGGTTACGCCGGTAATCGCGGGGGTCGAGGCGTTATCTATAGATACCCACGTTGAGCCATCGTACAACAGAGGCTTGTCAACTCCATTGACCGCGTATATGTACGATCCGCCGCTCGTGGTTACGTTCGTATA